AAATGTGAGGTCGGAAAAATCGCATACCGCTGTAGTGCCACTCGTCGTCGGGGTCACCGAGGTAAGGTTTGCACCGCCTGAAGTGTAGTTGGTGCCAGACGCTTGACCTGTGGTTGTGAAGGCTGTTGTTGCAGCACCGAGCGTGGCGCTAGACGTGTACAGGGCCAGCTTGAAAGTGTTTCCGCTCGTCGCCGTGAAGTTGTGAGTGCCAACCAACAGCTCTTGTTTGAAAGAGGTAGGGATCGCCGAAGTGATAGCCATTTCATAGCTCCTTGATGATATTCGCCATGTCTTCATGCCCTTGGCTCACAAGCAATCCCCGCAAGGTTACTCGATCTGAAGCAATGGCATTCTTCATACCCATCAAGATTAGCGTATAAATTTGGTTGCGGAAAGCCTCGGCCTGCATACGAATATGCGGAGCTGCTTCCTCACTGATGCCCAAAATTTTGCGTGTGGTTTCTTTTGCCCAAAACTCGGGATCATGACCTTTGTTATCAGTCGTTGAAACCATCACCTGACCAAGCTGAATCTCACCCTGCGACATGATTACCCTCTGTATGGCTCGGGACTGGTGATTGGCTCAACAGTCTCGAGATTGTGCTTTTTCACCATGGTGGCAAGCTCTGAGCGATCACACACAACCCACTCGCCTTCAGGGTTTGGCATGGCGATTTTCGGATTCGGCAGCCGATGGTAACCATAGAGTCGCTCGTTGATATCGACATTTTGATCAAGCAGAGAAGACCGCGGACTGACCCCTACTGTAATGCCCATCGCGATGAGCTTACAAAGCCAAAACTCAACGCAAGCCCGACCGGCCTCCGCGAAGTGCAAGTTTTTGCGATAGGAAAAGTCCATGCCGAACAGATCAACGTGACCAACGCCGTGATACGCAGCAAAAGCCAGCGAGTAAGCGACAGTCGTATTCATGTACGCACACCGCTGGTCTTTGATCACGGCTTCGAGCGGGTATTCGACCAACGCTGGGACGCGGTCATCTAGCTCGCAGGTGTATATCGGTTTATTGTAGGTAGGCAGCAGACGACGCATCACTTCGGTTTGGTTGCCTGCGTCATCACTATCAAGAAACCGGCTGGCTGGGTCGAGCATGAACACTCTGTCGCAGTCAAAGACAGACAACGCTGAATTGATCGTCCAGACCTCATCCCAAGTTTTGCTGTTTTCGACCCCGATGACATAGTCGATCTGAGATGCCCCCAGACCAATAATTGCTATTTTTTTTCCCGCTAACTTTTCAAGTTTTTCCACTAACTCACGCCTGTACGAAATAGATCGTATCTGAACTCGTCGCGGGTGTTGCGACCCTCGCTCAGATTCTTCATTCGTGCGACGGCTTCTTTGAACCGTCCCTCGAAGTTTGCTATCACGTCAGGTGTTTCTTTCAGGAATACAGCGCCCTCAACCAATGTGCCATATAACAGCGCATCGGGATGGTCTGTGGACAGGATTGTCGTGCCGGTTGTTGCGCCAGCGGTCAAAGACGCTGGTTTGTGCAAATAGTGCAGCTCGACAGTAAAGTTAGCGTTTGGAACCGGCGACAACTCGAAAGCCGAATCATCAAACAGGCTGTAATACTTGGGCGTCCCAGTCGTTGTAGACGTAGGACTGAACTCTTTCAAGAACGACGGGTGCTTGAAGTCGAGATAAATGTATTTGTTGCTGCTGTTGATGATTGCCAACGAAAACGGCGCAAAAAAATCAGACGGCGTTGCCAAGAATCTGTTGCCAGATGACGCGGTGCCCTGCACGTTTTTGCGCTGCTCTGGTAGCTGAACCAGCTTGAAGATCCTGCTCTCAGCCTCTTGAATAAAGGTGTCCAGCTGGTTCGTAAATGTGGTTTCAGATACTTGCAGGTAGTCCTGCACAGCCGTTTTCAGTGTCGCTAACGTAAAACTCATGACGTGGTAACCTCCACACTGCCTACACTAACAGTGATTGCAAAAGTTTGCAAAAGTGTGCCGAGTTTACCATCTCCTACATTTGTATACACGGTGAAAACTGTGCTGTCGTTGCCATCAGCGGCTTGATCGGGTCTCGTGATTTGTAACGCCTGCGGATCGATGGGCGTTGGTTTTGGCATGAGCTGTGGGTGTTTTTCGCTCCACTGATCAGGGCCGACGAGCAGACCGTCCCACGTCATTTTCATGTCTTTCAGGCGATA